ATCCCTACAGCAACATTCACGTTTCTAATCAAGGATTAAATGAGGGGGATATTGATCTCACGCTTCGTGGATACCGTGTTCTGCAAGAGGATTTGATAATAAAACTGTCGGCAGACTCATGGTTGCTTGACGAACACCGGATTCTTCACATTTTCAACAGACTATACTCAGAGACTTGTGGATATGGTGGGAATTACTGGATCAATGATACAACACTCTCTTCGGACATCTTCTTTTTGAATAGAAAAAATTACGATCTGTTAGAAGAGATTGAACATACAGTGGGAACTTTTGAAGAACGTTTGTTTGCAGTGTTCAAAGACGTAAAATACATTATACCGCAACGAGAACCTGTTCACCCGAATAATCGTCATAGATGTGATCGTCTTGGTTGGGTTATGGAACATACACTCGATTTGAACCTTGAATTTCAAAGGAACTATAACAATGCAGTATGAAATGCGTCCTGAAGGGTATCTTAGAGACGGCTTCAAGAGACTCTTGCGTTTTCTGAAACAACACAGACCTGATGCTGAGTTTATTGTTGAAATTGGTTCCTATACAGGTGAAACAGCCGTGATGCTTGCAGAAGAGTTTCAAAATGCTCTGATCACTTGTGTAGACAACTGGAAAGGTGGTTACTGTGTTGATGAACGTACAACTCCTGAAATCATGGGGAGTGTTGAACAAGCATTCGATGCGCGAACAAAGAGTGTGCTCAATATATTAAAGGTAAAAGGGGATTCCATAAGTATTGCACAAGAGGTGTCGGAAAAGGCGTATGACATCATTTATATTGATGCAGATCACAGCTATGAAGCTGTTCTTTCCGATATTCGTAACTGGCAACCAAAGCTTTCCATAGGTGGGATACTCTGTGGTCATGATTATGACCCATCAAACCCCGGAGTCATGAAAGCCGTGGATGAGTGTTTTAAAGGAGTTTCAACAATTCACACATTTGAGGATAACTCATGGGCAATCCTGAATTGATTCTCTGTACTGCAATCAATGAAACGTATGCAGAACGCGCCCTGCCTTATTTAAACTCCATAAATAAGAATGGGAACTTTGATCGTCAAGTTTGTGTTCTCGTAGCTACAGGAAGCGGTGACTTCTCTTGCATCAAAGAAGATGCGTTTGAGAATATCGAATTTGTAGAGTTGCCACTGTCTGAGAAGGTACACCCGAATAGCAACGGATGTATCCAACACGGAGACTTCTTAGAAGCACTTCCTTTGGTGGATGCTGATGACATTATTGTTTTCACTGATGCAGACATGCTTCTTCAACGGAGTTTGTCCGATCATGAAATTGATTTTCTTCAGAACTTGCAAGAGTCACAAGTGTGTGTTTCCTATAACTGGAGTAAAGAAGAAACACTCATCCACGAGGCGGCCAAACTTGGAGGGATTCGGGATGAGGCAAAAGCACGTGAATTTTTTGGGGATTCTTGGAGTAACATGCTGATCTTCAATGTGGGTGTTCTCGTTGCCAGACAGTGTGATATTGAGAGACTGAGAACAATATATAATGAGTGCATCGGAAACTTTCTTCCTGTGTTTTCACATGTGGCAAGACAACAGTTTCTCATGTCACTCATTCTGCAAGTTGAAAAACACGGATTCACTCCACGGATTCTTCCAAATAGTTTTCACAGTCATGGACACAGGCATCCACGAGAACCTCTGTGTTGTTTTCATTATGAGACTCCTGATGGGAAACTGTGTGACTTCAATGACCCAGAAAATATTCTGTTCGTAGATGAGCCAGATTGGAAACCTGAAGCAGTGTTGTTCCGACATGCATTATGATTTCTGTATTGTAGGTGCAGGACTCTTTGGGTCTACATTTGCTTATCAAGCGTCTAAGGACAATAAGAAGTGTCTTGTCTTAGAACGAAGAGGACACATTGCGGGGAATTGTTATGATGAGAGCCGTGACGGAATTTCGATGTGCTTATACGGGCCGCACATATTTCATACTGCATCGAAACGTGTTTGGGATTTCATAACACAGTTCTCAGATTTTAATCATTATCGTGCAGGAACATTCTCCAGAGTTGGGGATAGATTATTTTCATTTCCTGTAAACCTTATGACACTTCACCAACTTTGGGGAGTTAAAACACCGGGGGAAGCAAAAGCACGATTGGAAATAGAGTGTGTTCCAATTAAACATCCGAGAAACTTTGAAGAAATGTGTCTATCTCTTGTTGGACATGAGATATATGAAACTTTCTTCAAAGGGTACACTGAAAAACAATGGGGAGTCCCGGCAACAGAGGTTCCAGCAAGAATCGCACAGAGACTCCCGTATCGGACAACTTTTGACAATAACTACTTTAATGACGCATATCAGGGGATTCCTGTTTTAGGGTATACACACATTGTTGAAGAACTCTTAACGAATGTTGACCTTCAGTGTAAGGTTGACTTTCTGCAAGCAAAAGATTATTGGATGCGTCGTTGTAATGTTGTGATTTTTACAGGGTGTATTGATGAGTTCTTTGGTTACTATTTTGGGGAGTTGAAATACAGGTCATTGAAATTTGAACATGAGAAACTTCCAACACAAGATTTTCAGGGATGTGCCGCCGTACATTATCCTTGTGCAGACACCCCCTTTACACGGATCATTGAACACAAACATTATACTTTTGGAATACAACCTCTTTCATGGATCACACGTGAATACCCTGATTCATGGGAAAGAGGAAAAGACCCTTTCTATCCTGTAAGCGATGCTGTGAGCATGGATAGATTAAGAAAGTATCAACAGTTGGCAAAAGAACACTTCCCGAATGTTGTGTTTGGTGGTCGGCTTGGTTCCTATCAGTATTATAATATGGATCAAGTTGTTGCTTCAGCATTAGCTACTTATGAGAAATTTAAATGTTAAACTTACCTGATGTTCAATTAGTGACTGTTCGTGGTGGTGGGCATCCACCAGAGTACTTTCTCAAAGCATTGATGTACTCTATGAGAGGAATTGAATTTGGTGATGTTCTGTTTCTCACAAGTTCTTCTTGTGGAATCCCCTACAAGATGGAAAAGAAGATTCGAGTACATACAATACCAGAGTTCAATATTGAGGGGTACAACAAGTTCATGATGAAAGAACTTTGGAAAGTTTACGTCATTGTTTAGTTATTCAATCTGATGGTTTCGTTCTCCACCCTGAATGTTGGGCAGACGATTTTCTGCTTTACGACTATATAGGTGCAGTATGGGGTGAAAATGATATGTGGCCGGGGAGAGTTGTTGGAAATGGAGGTTTCAGTTTGAGAAGTAGAAATCTTATCAATCAATGCTCACAATTCTCTGACCCTATAAATGACAATGAGGATCATATAATTTGTCGTACTCATAGAGGTTGGTTTACAGAACGAAGAATCAGATTTGCAGAGCCAGAGGTAGCCAATCTCTTTTCTTGGGAAGATAATGACCCCGGACACCCAACATTTGGGTTTCATTCATTTCGACAGAAAGAATATTTAGCACAGGTGCTTGTAACACAGCAAATATGATGGGTACTCCTGCTGTAGACATGGTTCCAAGAGTAAGTAGTGACGATCTCAGAGCAGAGGTTGTTCGTAAGACCTTTAACAATGAACGCTACTTTCTTGAAACCTTTGTAAGCATCAAAACACAGTCACTTGGTATTCAGCCATTTATCTTTAGACCTGTTCAAGCAGACTTCTATAAGAAACGTACCTACCGGGATATTGTTCTGAAGTCAAGACGGCACGGAATGTCCACATTGATTATGGGGATTGGTTTAGCGAGGGTATTGACACGTGAGGGATACCGTGTATTGATTGTGTGTCATGAGCCTGAAGCGGCAACAACTATGTTTGAAGACTTGAAAGTAATGTTCAATAGTCTTCCAAAATGGTTGCAACCAAAAGTGGGTTTGGACAATCAAAGGGAACTCACCTTTCCTGATCTTGGAAGTTCACGTATATCTATCACAACGGCAGGGAAAGACATTGCAAGCGCACAGGGGTTAGGGCGTTCAGGAAACGTAAACTTCCTTCACTGTTCAGAATTTGCTTTTTGGCCCTTGCCTAAAATGTCCATGACCGCTGTTATGCAGTGTGTGCCTTTGGACGGTGAGGTTGTTATTGAATCAACCGCATTAGGGTATAATCAATTTCAACAATTGTGGGCACAGTCAGTAAGAGGAGAGGGAAACTACAAAATACACTTCTATGGTTGGAACAAAGACCCAAATTGCCAAATTCCTTTGTTTCCAAGAGAAGAAGAAGTGTTGCGGAGTGAGGATCATCCGAAACGACTTACTGATACTGAAAAGTCATTGATACAAAAATACGATTTGCCGCTTGAGAGAATAAAGTGGCGCAGATGGAAAATCAATGACATGGCCGACCCTGAGAAATTCCCACAAGAATTTCCAATCAATGCGGATGAGTGTTTTCTTCAGTCGGGGAGGCCACGATTTAATCAAACGGTTATTAAAGCTATGTTGGATAGCACAAGACTTCCTGCACTTCCAACATGGCCGGATGGAAATCCTGTACCACACGGTTTTAGACTTTTTATTCCACCAAGACCGGGATTATCTTGTTGTGCCGGAGCAGACTGTGCAGAGGGGTTGTTAAAAGGGGATAATGATAGCATCACGCTTCTTGATCGTGAAACAGGAGAGGAAGTGCTTCATGTTTGGGGGAAGCTTGGAACAGACTTAGTTACGAAGTATATCATCCTCATTCATTATATGTATAAGAGTGAGGTGTTTTGGGGGATTGAAAGAAATGCACACGGACAAACAGTGCTTTCAAATCTATTAACACATGAAGGCTTTCCTTCACGATATATTTATCACTATGCAGATTGGGATGACGCTTTTCAAAGACTGTCTCAACGTCCGGGTTGGTATACCAGTACGAAGAGCCGACCTATTCTAATTGATGAATATGCGAGCGCAGTAAACAGAAGACATGTGCGCCTTCATGACGCTGATAAATTGCGAGAACACCTTACCTTTGTTGTTGGTGACAGTGGAAAAGCAGAAGCACAACAAGGTGCAAATGATGACAGTGTTCTAAGTACAGCAATTGCTTGGCAAATGAGGAAACACGAGCCATTTACCCAAAGAGGTTGGTAACATGAAACACAGAACTCACCCGCTTTTTAACTCAAACAATGAACTGTGGAAGTTCTACATGGACTCCTTCATTGGTGGTGATTTCTATGTTGGGCAAGGGTATCTCCATCAACACAGATTTGAAAGCACGGCAGACTATAGAAAGAGAATCAAACGGGCATATTACCTGAATTATGTAGAGCCTGTTGTGTCAATTACAAGTAAGTATGTTTGTGGTACGTCACTTTCGAGAAAACCAAGTACAGAGGGAAAAGATTTCTTTGAAAGCAAGTTTTCACTTGACTGTGATGGACAGGGAACAAGGCTTCCGATGTTCATACGGACAGTCTGTGACCAATCAAGCATCTATGGGGTAACAGGTGTTTTGGTTGACGGTCTTATCTATGATAAAGAGAGCATCCCTGAAACACCTACAGCAATCGTAGATGAGAAAAACCCACCAAAATTACGGTAAATAGAGATGGGAAATTCAATTGGATTCTTCTTACTTATGTAACTCTTGAGGACAATGACCCTGAGAAGAATCGTGGGGAAAAGCAGTGTTACGAGTTGTGGACACCCACTGAAATGCGGTTATACTACCGTGACAAACAAACAAAGGGGAATGATCTTGCCCTGTATAAAAGATACCCACACAATTGTGGCTGTGTTCCTTTTGTGCAGTTCCCACATTCCAATGTGAATATTGATGGTGTTCCCGAAAGCATGATCAAAGATATTTCGTTGATCAATCGGGCGATCTTCAATTACTGTTCTTTGGCAGATGAAATTTTCTATCTTCAAACATTCTCACAATTGGTAATTGCTGGAGACAAAGGAGAGATTAACCCGATTGTTGTTGGGTCAAGCAGAGCTTTTACTGTTCCGAAGACAAGTCCTTTTCCTCCTCGATATATTGCCCCTGATGCAGGGCAAGCAGAAATTTTGATCAAACACATTGCTCGTTGCGTAGCAGAGATTTATCGGTTGGCTGTGATCCGTAAGGGAGGATCAGATTCAAAAGATGAATATGCTACTGCTTATGGTCGGGCAGTTGACTTTGAAGATACAGAAGCAATGCTTGCATCCAAAGCACATCAGATGCAGACGTATGAAAATCACTTGGCAGGAATTGTCAACTTGTGGAGAGGGCAAAAAGAGCAACTGTGGAATGCAGAGTATCCAAAAACGTTTGAAGTTAAATCTGTTCAACAGGAGATTTCCGATGCAATGTTGTTGGATGACCTGATGATGGGGAAAACGTTTATGGCAGAACTGCGTAAACACATTGGAAGACTTGTGATGCCTACATTAGGAGAGGACATGTGGAACAAGATAGAAAAGGAGATTGAAGCGATTGAAGAGAAACTCTTGCCGACTCTCATTGATGAGGAACATGATACGCCTACAAATGTCTCCGGTACTCCTGCACCTAAAAAAGACACACCACAAGTGACAAAAAAATGAACATTCTTGCATTTATTATCCCGATGATACCTACAATGGTATACAAAGGGATTGGGTTGTTTAGGAAAGAGAAAGACAGAAAGCAGGATCAAAAAAGACGGGAAATCGTAGAGAAATCTATTGAGTTTCAACCGGATGAACGTTCTGTTGTTTCTGATTTTGAAATATTGCAGTGCCGAGACTTACAACACAACAATGCAAGAAAGTGGGGGACAAGAAAAGTTTCCTCTCTTAAATATCTTGTAATTCACCACACAGCAACAGACAACACAAGAAGTGATTGGTCTGGTATTGCTGATTATGCAACAACTCCAAGTAAAGACAATCACATCTCTACAAAGGGAGCACCCTACATTCCATATCATTTCGGGGTTGATCTTCATGGTGTGTTTCAATTCAACGATTTGACAGAGGTTACTTGGGCCGCTCGTGGTTACAATATTGTCTCCATTCATATTGCTGTTCTTGGTAATTTTGAAACCAAGAATGTGAATAAAGGAAATAATGAACTGTCTCCTGTGCTTCACAGTCAATTACGATTGTTGGTCAAAAGTCTCTTGGAAGAGTTTCCCACTCTACAAGTAAAGTCACATCGTCAATTGGGAAAAATTGCGTGTCCCGGTGACGAGTTGCAAAAGTTTGTTGACTTGAAGGAGTGGGAAGTATGACAGAAACAAAATTGGAAGTTGCAGGAACAAAGAACATTGTGTTTGAAATAACATGGGTTAAATTAGTTGTAGGTCTTGTATCTCTTGCCGTAATATTAGGAGGGTATGTTACACAAATTGCAGTTCAAACAGCACATGCACAGGCATACGAGACAGTTCAAACACAAATAACAACATTTCTAAGTACAGCAAGTGAAGATGTATTTGTTCATAATGATGTTCCTGAAGTAACAAAGAACTATATCATGACAAATACAGTAAGTGCAACACAATTTGGTGACTTCTGCACAAAAGTTATGTGTCGTTTGGATACAATAGAAAGTAAGTTACGAAATTAAAAAGTCTCTGGAGAGCTACGTTATCAACCATTCATCTTTTCTTTAAGGAGTTTGAACATGGATTTCAGTAAATTAGGCGGCATGGTAGGAACCATTCTTACCAAAGAAAACGGAAAAAACCCCGTTGTGATGTTGATTCTCAGTCAGTTCTCAACTCTCTTGTCATTTGCGGCAGGACTCACAGAACATGAAGCTCACGCATACGTGCGTGTCTCCGCTCGCCTGATCCTCAATCTGGAGTGGAAGCTTCGACAGGCTGTGAACGCTTCCGAAACGCAATACGACGATGCCATTCTCAACGAGTTCGTTGAAGCATGCCGTGAAGTCGAGCCGGGGTACGTGCCTGTAGTCCTCGATTAAACGGCGCAATTGCTTCATAATCTATTCACAGGTAAACGGTGTTTACCCTTAAACTGAGGTAACAGGAATTGGTGAACAAGAAAAAGCAAACACCTTTCAGTCCCGGAGCTTTTCCATACTTGGATACTGCTCCTGCTCCTGCACCAGATAACAACGCGCCATTTGACATCAATAAGTTGAATACACGGGATCAGCAAATTTTTAATGCAGGCTTTGGGAAAGCGAAAGGTGCGGAAGACAAAACTCAGGAAGAATTGGCCAATCTCAAAACTGAGTATCAGGGTGTGTTAACAAAACTCACTCAACAAGAACAGTCGGCTACCCTTACAAAGCAGGAATTGGAAGCTCTGAAAACGAAGAAACGTGAGTTGGAAGACGCAACAATGACTGCTGAACAGAAACATGCTCGTGACTTGCAAGAAGTGCAAGAAACACACAAGACAGCTTTAACGACGGCACAAGCTGAATCGGCAAACTGGAAAGCACAGTTTGAAAACACGCTTCTTGAAAATGCCTTGACCTCTGAAGCTGTCGCACAGGATGCTTTTATGCCTTCTCAGGTTGTTGCCATGATGAAATCCATTACGGTAGCACATCCCATTCAAGAGGATGGGAAACCAACAAAGTATGAACCTCGTGTCAGCATTGTTGGTGAGGACGGGAAAGCCAAACTGGTTCCCGTAAAAGATGGCATGACTCACTTCCTCAAGAGCAACCCGAACTTGAAGAAGTCTCAAGTTGTTCCGGGAACTCAGAGTTCCAAGCAAGGAGAGATTCTTGACAAGGCAGGTGTGGTTATCACCAAAGCGCAACTGATGGATGCACGTTGGGTGAATAGCAACACCGAGAAGGTTTCTGAGTTGTTAGCTTCTGGTGACTATGGAAGAATCTTAGCACAGAAAGACTAACCTCTGTTTCTAAGGGTGTCAGTAACAAGTTAGCATTATCACAACAAACTAAGGAAGACTATCTTGAAAAACAAACTGTGGTTCATTGGAGAGCATGCTCCGCTTTCCAGTTACACCCTGAACACACAGGCTGACTCCCATAGTGACTTTATTCCTACACTGTGGGCTTCACGGGCACTCGCGTTCTTTCACCAGAATGCGATTATGG